GCAGCTCGCGGCGCAACAGGTCGCCACGATGGCGTTGCGCTACCGCCGCAGCGAGGGCCTCGACCCCGACGCGCCCGAGCCGCAATGGGTGAGCAACCCCGACCCCGCGTGGTACGCCAACGGCATCGGCGACGCGGTGTTTGCGGCCACGTGGTCGCAGCTGCAGCACGGCGACGCGTTCCTGTACGTCACGTCGCGCTACGCCGACGGTTACCCGCGCTCGTGGACCGTCGTTGACGCGATCACGATGCGCGTGGGCAGCGAGGGGGGCCGGCGCACGTATGAATCGAACGGCGCCGAGCTCGACCCCGACGACGTGCTGCAGGTATCGCGCGACCCGCGCGGCGGCCTGCGTGGCACCGGCGCGCTGCAGGCGTACGCCGCCAACCTGACCGCCGCGTATCAGCAAGACCTATACGCCAGCGACGTGCTGGCCTCGGGCGGCGTGCCGTGGGTCGCGCTGCAGCCGGCCCGGCGCGTGACGAGCGATCAGGCCGCCGAGCTGCAGGCGCAATGGGTGCAGCGCGCGGCCGAGCGTATGGGCGCGCCGGCGGTGATACCGCCCGATATCACCGTGCAACAGTTTTCGTGGTCGCCGGCCGACCTGTTGCTGCTCGAGTCGCGCGCGTTCGACGCGGCGGTGATATGCGGCGCGTTTGGCACCCCGCCGCCGCTCGTGGGCGTGCCGATGGCGCAGTCGGGCCTCACGTACACCAACACCACCGACCTGTTCGAGCTTTACTGGCGCAGCGAGCTGTACCCGTGCGGGCACCGGCTCACGTCGGCGCTCAACACGTTCCTGCCGAGGGGCAGCTGGGTGGAGTTTGACCCGTCGGCGATACTCGCGCCGTCGCTGCCGGCGAAGATCGACGTGGCGACTAAGGCCGTGGCGGCCGAGCTTATGACCACCGACGAGGCGCGCGCGTGGACGTTCGACCTGCCGCCGCTCACGCAGGGCGAGGCGCTCGACGATATCGACGAGCCGGCCGGCGTGCAGGTTGGGGTGGACACGGCGCCGCTGATCGCGGTGCCACGTGACGAGGGGGTGGCCTGACCGTGAACAGCAACGAGGTGCTGCAACGCACGTTTGACGCCGAGCTCGAGGTGCTCGACGCCGAGCGGCGCGAGGTGTTCGGCCGCTGCGTGCCGTACGGGCAGGTGGCCGAGGTGGCCGACCAAACGCCCGAGGGCGTGCGCGTGTACCGCGAGTCGTTCGACCTGGGCGCGTTTCGCGGGGTGACCAAGGCGCCCAACCGCGTCGTGCTCACGCACGAGCACGAAACCCTGCCGCTGGGTTTCGGCACCGAGCTGCTCGAGCGCGACGACGGCCTGTACGGCACGTTCGTGATCACGCGCAGCGGCCTGGGCGATCACGTGCTGCAGCTCGTGCGCGACGGCGTGCTGCACGGCCTGTCGGTCGTGGCGCGCACGCTGTCGGCCGGCAAGCGGCGCGGCGGCGTGATCGTTCGCACAAGCTGCCACCTCGAGTCGGTCGGCCTCACGCAGCGGCCCGCGTACGCCGGCGCCGAGGTGCTCGCGGTGCGCACGCAGCTCGACGTTGAGCGGCCACGGCGCAACGCCGAGCTCGACGCCCGACTGATCGCGCTGGGCCTGACGCCGCCCGACTGAGGTGGCCGAGGCCGGCGCGCTGCTCGCAGCGATCGGTGCCGTGGTCGCTGCCGGCTGCGGCCTCGTGCTCGTGGTGCGCAACTATCGCAGCCGGGCCGTGCGCGCCGCCCACGACGAGGCCGACGCCGCCGAGCTCGAGGTTGAGCACCTGCGCGCCGAGCGCGTGGCCGATCGCGCCGAGCTGCAGCGGTTGCGTGAGCAGCTCGTGGCCGCCGGGGTGCTCGAGGCGTGATCGGCGACCGCGTGGCGCGCGTGTTCGGCCGGCCCGTGGTGGCGTTCGCGCTGGCGCTGGCGTTCCTGGGCCTGGCCGCCGGCCTGGCCGCCGAGGATATGGCCACCGGCCCACCGGGCCCGCCGGGCGCCGCCGGCGCCACCGGCTCACCGGGCCCAGCCGGCGAACGCGGGCCCGCCGGCGAACGCGGCGAACGCGGCGAACATGGCGAACGCGGCCCGCAGGGCGCAGCCGGGCCTCGAGGGCCTGCCGGCGAGCGTGGCCTGATCGGGCCGCCCGGCGCCGCCGGCGATCGCGGCCCAGCCGGCGCCGCCGGGCCTCGAGGGCCTGTGGGCGAGCGTGGCCTGCGCGGTGCTCGAGGGCCCGCCGGCATGGAATGCCCGCCGGGCAGCCGGGCGCAGTACGTGACCGTGCGCGGCAGCGGCGGCAGCGTGCTGCGACTGTGGGCCTGTTTCGCTGGCACCGCGTGAGGTGGGCCGGCTCGAGCGCAACCGTGCACGTCGGCGCCGCGTGGCCGTGATCGGCGCCGTGCTGTGGTTCGGGCGCGCCGCCGGCGCCGGCCTGGGCATCGCGCTGTTGCTGCTCGCCGGCCTCGTGGTCGCGCTCGTGGTGCTGCTCGTGGTCGTGGCGGTGCTCGCCGGCTACGCCACCGACTGACAAAACCGCGTGTGCGGGCCTGTGGCGCTCGAGGGGTGCCGGGGTACGCGCCGGCACCTGATCGGCCCGCAGCGTTGCACAGCGGCCCGAGCTCGGCGTACCCTGGCGCTCGAGGCTGGCACCCCGACCTAAGACCACGGCACCCCGTACAGCCGGCACCCCGCGCGAGCGGCACCCCGGCGCCACGGCACCCCGGCGGCAGCGGCACCCCGGCGCGATATCCGACCGACCCCGAGGGGGCAATGCCGTGAACGCCGTTTTGGAACGACTCGCGCACGAGCGCGAGCAAACGCACGAGATGATCGACGCGGTGCTGCAGCGCGCCGCCGAGGCCGACAGCGACCCGACCGAGAGCGAGCGCGAGCTGCTCACGCGCCACCGCAACAGGCTGGCCGAGCTCGAGGCGCAGATTGTCGAGCTGGCCGACGTTGAGGAGCAGCGGCAGGGCGCGCGCGACGTGGCCACGCTGATCAGACACGACACGCCACCGCAGCCGGCGCCCACGGGCCTGCCGGCACCGCAGGCCGGCGAGGTTGTGTACCGCACGTTCGGCGAGTGGGCGCGTGACGAGCTCGTGATGCGGTACGACCTGATCGCACGGCAGGCCGGGCCCGATGCCCGCGACCGTGCCGGCGAGCGGCTCGTGCGCGTGGTCGCCAACACGTTGAGCGGCGACGTGCCGGGCATCGTGCCCACGCAGCACCTCGCGCAGATCATCGACGTGATCAACAAAAACCGCCCGATCGTGCAGTCGGCGCGGCAGGTCGCGTTGAGCTCGGGCAAGCTGACCTATCCGCGCATCACGCAGCGGCCCGTGGTCGGCGTGCAGGCAACGGAAAAGACCGAGCTGCCGTCGCAGAAGATGACCGTGGCCATGCAAACCGTGACCGCGAGCACCTACGGCGGCTCGGGCGACCTGAGCTGGCAGGCAATCAACTGGTCAACGCCCGACGCGCTCACGCTGTTTTTCGACCTCATGGCCGAGGCGTACGCGTTCACGACCGAAACGACCGCCGGCACCGAGCTGGGATCGGGCACGGCCACCGACGTTGAGCTGGCCAGCGACGACTACGCCGGTTGGTACAAGGCGCTCACCGAGGCCGCCGGCGCGGTGTACGCCGGCAGCAAGCGCATGGCCGACACCGTGTGGGCGTCGCCGGCAATGGGCTACCACCTGGCCGGCCTCACTAGCAACGCGTCACCGGCGTTTGGGCCGGCTGGGTTTGCGGGCCTCACGCTCGTGACCTCGCAGGGCCTCGTGGGCAACGCGGTGCTCGTGGGTGACTCGCAATCGCTGCTCGTGGCCGAAACGCCGGGCGCGCCCGTTGAGATGCGGGCCGTTGAGCCGAGCATCGGCGGCATGGAGCTCGGCGTGATCGGCGCGTTTGCGGCCGAGCTCACCGACCCGCTGGCCGTCGTGGGCATCACCAACGCCGTCGTGTTCACGGCCGGCGCTGGCACCACGCAGAGCAAGAGCAGCAAGTAGGGGGGGCGGGGGATGGCATACGCCACCGTTGACGACCTGGCGGCCGCGCTGCACCTGCGCGTGACGCCCGAGAATCAGGTGGCGTTGCAGCGGGCGCTCGACGCGG